CATCATCAAATGTATTTGCAATATCATATAATATATGATAATGGTGATGAAAAGTTTGGTTATTAATTTTTTTAGTAATTTCTAATACTAAATCTAAAGAATCTTTTGTTATTTTCATTTTTTACTTTTGAGCTATTACCATAATACTAGAACATAGATCGGGATATTTTTTTCCCAATTCAAAACAACCATCTAAATATTCTTTACTAATTATATCAGAATTTAAAATTTTATCCCATTGGAAGTTTGCTAAAGCTTTGAAAAAAATTCCTGAGGACAAGTAGACATTTAAACCAGATTCTTTTACATCTTTTTCTAAAGTGTCTAATGAATATGTTATTCTATGACCGTGTTTTTTTTCAGAATCTGTAATTGCTGAATTGTGAGAAATTAACCCCATTTTTACGGCAATTTGTCTTGACGCCGCGTTTGCGTTAGGACAAACAATAAATAATCTTCCGTGATCCTTCAACCAATTATTTTTTATTTTTTCCAATAATAATTTTGCATCATCTATATGTTCTAATACATGAGTTAGTATAATGTTATCAAACTTTTTATCCAAATCCAAGTTTTCAAAAAGTTCATTTATAAACTCAACATTATTGGGTAATCTTTGTTTGGCAATTGTTATAGCGTCATTAGATGCTTCGACACATGTTATTTCTTCAAAGTAAGGTAATAGTTTAGTTGTGAATTCACCATTAAAACTTCCTAATTCCAAAACATTACCTTTGATAAAGTATGGTACAAAAGATTTTATCATGTAGTGATGAATTACATCAAAGTCGAAATTATACGCATATTTGTGATCTTCAGTATCTTTTAACTCTAAATTGTAGTTTCTTGAAATTTCTTTTTCCATAATAAATTTGTTATTTTTTTTTAATTTAATTTTATACCCGTTTTTCTCATAAAAGGATATTGCCCTTGCATTTTCAACAAAAACCTCTAATATAATTTTAGAAATTTTATTTTTAAGTAAATCTTTTTCACAAAAATTAATTATTTTATTTGATATTTTTTTTCCGAGATAATTTGGTAAAACTGAAACGTTTGTTATAAATGCGAAATCGTTCAATTTATCAAGATAAACATTTATCATCCCAACTAAATTTTTTTCCAAATAACATTCGTACCTTGAACTTTTATTGTGTAATTTTTTTGAATAATCTTTCAAATCGATGTACGAATCTAATTTGGGTACAAAATATTCTGAACACTTTTTTAAATGTTCATAAATTTCTTTTTCAGTGGATTTATTGATACTAAAATTCATTTTTCTCCAATTTTGCCAAACCAAAACCATATTTTCCAAAATCATTGCCGTTGAAAGTCATATAATAATTTCCATCTAATTCAAAAACATGAGGATAATGATGCATAGTACTATCCCAACCTGAATCAGAATAAGATATTCCCCCATCCGCATCTTTACGATCCCAATTAAATAAATCATTAGATGTGGCATAACCTATTTTATATCCTCTTCCAGGTACATTTCTAAAATCTAACCCTTCTCTATATACAAAATACATATGGTATAATCCATCTTTATAGAAAACATCAGGTCCTGCTTGACATTCATTTTCATCTAAAATGTCTGGAATTATATTTTTATTATGTCGTCTCCAATTTATCCCATCATCCGAAACCGCTAAACGGTTTTTATAAACTATTTCAGGTTTACCATTATAGTTAATCCATTTAGTTCCTGCCAAATAAAACATGTACCATTTGTTGTCAAATTTTCTAACTTTAGGTCCACTTAAAACAAAAGGTTCAAATACATCTGCCGATAATATAGGTCCTGACCCTATTCGATTAAATGTTTCTCCATTATCTTCACTTATTGCCAAACCAATTGAAGTATTAAATGGTACTGATTGACAACGAGTCCAACCAGCATAGTAGAATAGTATTTTATTTTCATGTTTAATGTTACAAGAAGGGTAAACCGCAAATTCATCAAATGCCCCTAATCCACCTAAAGGCATTACTGGTTTATCTGAAACTCGAATAATTTTAGTTAGATCGTTTTTGTCTAAATCTAAAAACGTTGTATAGGATTTCGCAAATCCGTTTTTGTCATTTTCAGGTCTACAAGAAAAATAGATTCTAACCACATCATCTAAAATTAAAGAATGAGTACATTGAGAATGAGTTTTCATCCAAGGTCTATCAATCCCATCATTCCAAGTAGTTGGGTCAAATATGTGACCTAATTTTTTCCACTTCATATTAAGGTATAGTTATTTAAATATTTTTTTATTTGTTCTTTCGAATTAAACATCATTATATCAATTATTGATAACCAAGGAACAAATTCATTATCGAATTGTTTGTATTGGAGTGGGTTCGATTTGATGAAGTTAAGTTCAATATTATTTTGTTTAAATACTTCTTTATCATATAGTTCTACTCCACCTATAGAATTTATATAGACATCCGCATTTTGTTTTTTACATATAGATAAAACTTTATCTTGTGATTTTAAAGTATGATCAGCCTCTATTGTAGAAGAAATTACAATCGGAGTTTTTATTTCTAAATAATCATTTATCAAAATAATACTCTCATATATAAATCTAAATAAATTAACTTCAGAATTATTTAAACATTTTGAAATTAACTCAGATGTTTCTTGATAGTAGGGGGCTTTGAAATATGAAGATCTAATTACATTTAACATTTTAATTTTATCTTTTCCCCATGATTCAGATAATTCTCGTTCTACTACGTTTAAATAATCTGAATCTTTTTTAATTGGGATTGTAATAAGTTTGTCTTTTCCGTTACTTAAAATACGGTTTCGATTTATCCACCCTTTTTTTGTATATTGAATGTTATCATAAATAACAAATTTATCAACCGAATTTATCAATTGGAAATAACCAATATAAGGCATAAAATAAGGTTGCATTATTGCTAATTTCATATTTATAAATTATGTTTTTTTATTATTTTTTTGATTTCATCAGGAATTTCAATTATATTTGGTATAAACCATCTATACAATCGATTCTTTGCTGATTCAACCGTTTCAAAAATAAAATTTTCTCTACAAAAAGAATATAACTCAATATTTTTTTTATAATTTTCTACCATTGTATTGATATCCATTTCTCTCAAATGAAAAGTATACAATTCGTATGGTATTTTATTTTTTGTTTCAAATGTTTTATATTCTGTTGCGTGTCTGCCCCTTGTTTTTGGAAAAAATCCATTTTTGTATATGGTTAATTTACTATAACTCGATGTTTCTTTTGTGAGACCAACTCCGGCAAACCAAACACCATAATTTCTTTGTTCCAAAAAAGTACGATCATTAGAAAAATCACATTCACCTACTTCCAAATTATGTACCAATTCAAAACCCTGGGAAAAAAAATGGTTTTCTTCAGATTTAAAAAAAACTTCTAAGTTTTCAGTGAGTAATAGTTCATCAGGATCTGTATAAACAATATTTTTATAACCTAATTTATATAATCTATCAAATATTGCAGAAAAAAAATGAACATTATTTATTTTGTTTATATCTCCATAATTAGAAACGTCAACTACGTTAATATTTGAATTTATGTGTTTTTTTTTAAACTCTTCTATATAATTGATTAAATCATTATTTTTGGTGATTTTATCAATTAGTATAACAATATCAATTTTATAGTTTATTGCATTTTTTAACCACAAAGGAAAAAAAATATTAAACCTATCGAATCTTGAGGATATACATGAAATAGATTTTCTATTCAAGTTAAAGTCAAATTTCATTTCTTGTAAATTTCAAATTTTGATAAATCAGGATAAGGCATTTCAAGGTCCTCATTATGTTTTGGGATTTCACCTTTATAAAATTGGTTCATCAACAATAATCCTCTTGTTGCAAGTTCTGGCATCATATAAAAATTCCACCCTAACATATCAAAATTATCATCATGATATGAGCATTCTCTTCTACCACTATACCTTGCCCTTTTGAACCAAAGATAAGCGTCGTAGTCGTCAGTTAGTATTGCTCCTCCTTTAGAAAGTTTGAAATGTTTGTAGGGACCTGTAAAAGATATACACATGTGTGTATTTGGTTTATACATATCATATGTGAATGATAATGCCGAGTCCCAAACTTTACTACCTTCCAAATTATATGAACCTTTGATTGTTTTTCCTTTCACAGGTTTGAAATTAACTTTTAGTCCTGCGTGAATAATTTCACAAGGGACTGAAGGATAGGTTCTTGATGGAATAGTAATACTCTCACTTGTAATATTATTTACCACATTTTTTTCATAATATAATGCTAAAAAAAGTCCATTACTTTGATTGTCAAGAGTAACAACGTAAGGGGCTTTTGTGTAATCACTTAAAGCCTTTTCAAAATCTTCAGTTATTTTATAAACACCATTTGCCATTTGTTAAAATTTAATACAATTTATTCTATTAATAAATATAAATCAAGGTAATCTCAAATTTATATTTGGTAAATTTACTCTTCTGTTTGTTTTAGTTTGAGAATTTGAAGTTAAAATTTGTCTTGATTGATTTTTTTTAACTTCCAAAGATTCGTCCCTCAAATTTTTTCTTTCTTCTTCCCTTTTTAAATTTCTGTTTGGTTTGAATTTAAAAACGTCTATTATCTTTGGTTCATTTTTTTGATAACTTTTTTCGACAACTTTTCTTGGTTCTTTTCCAAATATGTTTTGTATGACCATCAATCTACTTTCCTCAATTTCATTAATTTGTTTATAAAATTCTTCATCTGTAATTTTATAAACTCTAAAATTATCATAATTCTTTGGTGTTACTTCGATATTTTTTGCCGTGTGTAATTCTGTGAGAGGTTCAAAAGTATTCGATTTCATTTTTTGTCTTATTATATGAGAATACCTTTGTCTAATTGCGGATTTAAATCCTGTTTCTTTTGTGGATGTTAAACTACCTTGGTGGACTCTATACAAAAAACAAATCCTTGGTGAATACTGTACCTTATATTTGTTTCTACTGACTCTAAACTGAAATTCCGTGTCAGCAGCACAAACCCAAGGTTCAAACCCATTTAAATAACTAAAAACAGATTTTTTGATACCAAATACGCCCTCTCCATATGTATTTCTTTTTTTGTTGAGATCCACAGAATTTAAATCTATTTCGTTTTCGAATATAAATGACATAGGTTTAACAAGATCAACATCTTTTGATAAAAAATGTAAGACATCTTGTACCATGTTTTTTGTCATAAGATCATCTGAATCAAAAAATATAATGTTGTCGTATTTTGATTGAGTAAAAAGAGTATTTTTTAAAGTGTAAGTTCCATTTCTTTGTTCAAAGAAAAACAATCTAAGATTTTCGTATTGATTATATTTTTCCATTACTGACTTCAAAGTAAGTTCACATGAATCAACACCTAAAAGAATTTCGTAATCTATGTTTTTCGCCGAATCAATAACCGATTTTAAACAATCATGAATATAATTTGGGTTGTTGTATGCTGTAATTATAATTGAAACCATAAAAAAAGGGTTATTATAATAAATAACCCCTTTTTTGAAATAATAAATTAGAAATTAACATTTTAGTTTATTAATACCCAAATTACTCAGTGATGCTATTCTTAGTTTTGCTTGTTCTCTTTTTTCTTTATCGAATTTTTCTTTAAATGTTAAAACTCCGATGTCTTTATAGAAATCTTTACAAAAACAATCTTGTATTGTATTAATAAACTTTCCTTTGGTTGCACTGTCTAAAGTTGGGTCAGTTTTTATTTGATTGAATGTATCCAAAACTTTAAGACATCCGTTAACATCGGTTGCGGTTTTCAAAATTTGTAATTTACTTCCCACATCAAGTTTTTTTATTTTTCCTTCTTTAGTGTACTTCCAAACACTCATTTGTAATGGACCAGTCAAAAGATATGTTTTTGTTTCAAAAACTGTTCTCAACTCTTCCATAAAAAAAGTTTTTTCATTTTCTGAAGGATCTGTTAGAAAATCAAACCCATAAATTGAAGATAGTTCAGTATTCTTAGTTTCTATCAAGGTAGATAATTGTTTTATTTCACCTATTGATCCTCCTAATTTTGTTCTAACATCATTCAAATCAACAGTTTCTTCTTCCTCTTCTCCAGCCGGTTTGTAAAGATCAAAAATTTTTAATATCATTTTATTAAATAAACCAAATTCTTCAGATCTACATAAAACATCCATCAAATTAAGTATATTTTTTGTGACACCATTTAATATTGTAAAAGTTACAGGTGGATTATCTTCAGGAGTATACACGTATAATTTTTTCCACTGATCTGGTGTGATCTCAAACGACTGTATTATAGGGGCCCATTCAGAATTGAATTTTAATCTTAATTCTTCAATTTCAGGGTCTACGGGTTTTAAGGTTGTTGTAGTTGTTGTTGTAATTGGTGCAGGTGGATTGTTTTTAAAATTTATATATTCTTCTCTATACTTTTTCCAAGCAGCTTTAAAACCTTTTCCACAAGAACCCGTCCCAACTCCGTATCCATAATTACATTTTGTTTTAGTACCACATAATATACTTTCAACTTCAGTTGTTTTATCATTTTTATCATGACCTTCTTTTGTTTCCCAAACCCAATCTCCAAATTCTTTATTATTATATCCTTCTTGGCTAGGACATTCTTTAGTTACAACGGGAGGATTAGGATTTGGATTTGAGTTTGTCTTTTTTTTACAATATTGTTTTTTTGTAACACCGTCAACTCTTTTTGTACAAACATAATTATTTGCATCACTTTCAATTGAAGTTTCTCTTACTGATGGAACATCTTGTAAACTTGACCCTGTGGCGCAATTAGATGCATCACATGTACCATATTCCAATAACAGATCTAGTAATTTCATATTATTTATTGTATTCTTTTACAATTTTATTAAATGTGTCGGTATTATTTAAATTTTTGTCCGATTTACTGTATTCAGTGTAGTTGAAAGCGATTTTTTTAGTTCCGTATTCAACATCGTCATATTCATAAATTAAACAAACTATTTTATTACCTGAATCATCAGTCATCATTTCTTGTTTTTTATAATCAATATGTTTTTTGTGTTTTTTGAGTATTCCTGTTAATCTATCTTTAATATAACTTGACATTAATGAGTTAGTTGCCAATTGATCTTCTATACTGTTATAAACTTCTTTTGGAATTTCGTTTGTTTTTTCTTGTTTTCTTGAAATCTTTGATCCTTCTTTTTTAAATCTTATATTATAATCCCATTCACCTTCTCTGTTCCAAGTATAGTCACCATTATAATAGTCAAAAGTTGGATCTTTAATTCCTGATATTCTAGTGTATGGTGGTTTATCATTAACTTGATAACTAATGGTTACACCTTTTTTTCTAATTATATTATCGTAGATTTCAAGATCTGTATATCCAGGATTGTATGTTGTTTTTGAATCCTCTTTGATCCAAGCAACCAAATCTTCTTCATTAACATATATTGTTGATGGCATAAATGTTGCCACTGTTTTTGTGGCAATAAATAAACCTAATCTATAAATTGGTGGTCCACCGACTAATGAAGCAATGTTTTTTGAAAGGTCAACGGCAGTAGTTTTTATAATTGATTCTTCTGTTTCTTGAGGGTTTGCAGAACCAAATTTTAATTGCCAAACCCCATGACCTAAATCCCAAAGTGCAATAATTGCGTTCATTGCTAACCATTTTTTCATTGCCGGACCCCATCCCATCCATTTACCTGAAAAAACATCATTTCCTAACATGATTCTTGCAATAGTGTAGAATGCCTGTTCTTTTGTACCAAAAAGACCTGCCAAGGAAACTTTGTCCATAAAACCACCACCTCTCCATTTTTCATAGACAGCTTCACCAATTTTTATGTAATCGTTTTTAGTTAAAGGTGGTTTATTAGATTCCTTATATAACCTTAATAACTCTTTATATTTTGCTAGTTCTTTTTCACTTACTGACCCTTGAATGTTCCCGATATTTGCTTTAACACCCTTGTCTAACTCAACAAGAATCAAATCCCACATCTGTTGGAATTTTGGTGATTTTGATCGGTAATATCCTTGCATTGTACTACAAAAACCTGTATTACAAACCTTTTTCATTTGAGTCATGAATTCCTCTTTAAGATTGTCATCAACTTCTTTGGCCGTCATGTCATCAACACTTTCAGAAATTTCATCAATTGGGTCACTAAAATCAATTCTTATAACTGGTGTATCTTCATCGGCAACTTCCTCTATGGCATTTTTAAAAATTGCAAGTTCATTATCAGGTATTAACTCATCTAATTCTTTTTCTGTAAATTCTGTACTTTCTTCGCCCGCTATTTCTTTTGCGTATCTTACAGATACAACATCATCCATTTCATCTATAAAACTATTCATTGAGTTTTTTAAATTACCTTCAGGTAGAGCATCAGCAATTGTTCTTAATTTATCAATTCTTGTTTGTAAACTGTAAATACTACCGGTTTTATAGTTATATGACAAATAGTTCATATCCTCCACTACATCACTATATGAAGTTCTTCTTCCTGCACTGGTGATCAAATCTCTGAATGCCTCATCATAAGCTTCTTCTTCTGTTGCAATAGGAATTTTTTTCAAATAAATTCTATATTCTTGGGCAGCGTCTGCTAAAACTCGTTTAAGAGTACTATTTGATTTAGAAGTTATAAAATTTTTCATCGTTTTTAATTGGGTTTCTGTTAGATCATCACCTAAACTACCAAATGAATCGAACTTTGTTTCATATTTTCTTGCTTGATCAATAAAATCAGTTAACATTGATTTTTCTTCAGAAGTCAAGGTTTTACCACCTCTACCTAATAACTTTTCTATACCTTGAGTAAATTCATAAACCGCCTGTTTACCACCTCCCCCAATAAGTGCTTCAGATATAACAAATGAATTATCAGTTGGTAAACCCATCATTTGTAAAGTTCTTCTTATTTCTTCTATTAAAATAGTTTTTTCCATTTTTGTTTATTATATAAATATATCTTTAATTTTATTTTTATAAACTAATTCTTAAGTGTTTTTTTTCGCATATGCGGTTACATCTAAATAGTCGTCAAAAAAATTGTAACATAAAGATCTAATAAGTGCATGATTATATATACCCATTGGATCTGAAAAATTTGTATGAGGATATTTAGAAAAAAATTCTTTATTTAAAAAATCAAAAGTTTCTTGACCAAAAGAAATAATTCTATTTGTTAATTCATTTTTATCATAATAAGGTTCATTACTTTCTTTATTAATTTTAATTTTATAACACTGATAATTAATTTTCTTATTATTTTTCTTCAACCACGAGTCCTCAAAATTTTGAGTGATTGACTGTCCAGAAAGTTGTATTTTTGATGCCCAATTCACAAATCTGTCTACTCTTGCTTTTTCATAATTCCAAGATTTACCAAATTTATCTACAAAAGAACTATTGATTATTTTTGGACAACTTGATTCAACCAAACCAAAAATTTCTTGTTCATTATACAGTTTATCAATTTTATTGATAGTTTCAGGGTCTATTAAATTATCCAAATCTTTTATTACTTGGTTCTTTGCATTTTTCTCAGTTGCTTGTTGTAATTTTTGCAATAAGTTGTTTACAGAAATATTTTGAAATTCTAATAATAATTTATAAGCATTATTACTTTGTTGTTGATATAATTTAGCAAAGTTTTTTTGACTCCATCCATTGTAATTTCCATTATTGTAAAAAGTATTTAAATTTTCTAAAATTAAAAATACCTGATAATTCAATCTTAATGCTTGTTTCAAATTATCAGGACTTATGTTTTCATCTTGAGTCAACTTATTAATTTCTGTTGCCATCTCCGTCAATTTGTCATTCATCATTTTATTAGGTGCCCAATTCTTATTTGACAAATATTTTATGGTTTTTTCAGCACCATCTAATATACCTTGACGATCATTAAGTTTTTTTTCATCATTTTCTATAAATAATATAGAACCAATCATCAGAGTTCCAACCATCCCAACAGAAAACCCCAAGTTTGTTAGAAGTGGGTATCGATTTAAATTTATAGGTGGTACATTTTCTAAAATTTTTTGAAATTCTTGTTTGAAAAGACGTTTGAATTGTTTTCTAAAAGGAGTTCCTTTTTCTAATGATCTTCCTTTTTTAATTTGCTTTACTATTTTCAATAATTGTTTTGATAACTCTTCTGCGATTGTTTTTGTGGAGTTTTTACTATAATAACTTACAATCACCGCAAATCTATCCATAAAAGCTTCTCTTGTTACCTTATCTAAACCTTGAACCCATCTTTTGAACTGTAGGGGGCTTTTCCATTCTTTACTTTGTTTTGCTAAATCAAGCCAAACATATTCGTCTAATGTTTTTAAATTGAAAAGTTTCACTGGTAACATAGATTCAGTTGCCAAAGGTAATAACATACATATTGCAACTATAGCCGCAATTTCTGTCATTCCTCTGTCATAAAGATAAATTACTTCAGGAAGTCCTACAATTACTTCACCCCCAATTATAATCGAATATTTTGCCAATTCTCTTATTACTAGTGCTGTTTCTGTCTCAAAAGATAAGAAAGCTAACCCTCCCAATTCACTGAAAATAATGGCACCACATAGTTGTGTTCCAATTACAATCGCAGTGCCATATGAACTATCATACCATACATCCAAATCACTTTTGTTATAATCGGAACCGTATTGGTACCAAGAATATTCATATAATCCACTTGGGGGATTTAAAGTTAAATTTTGGTATTTTTCAAGCTCTTTGGCGGTTAAATCTTCCTCTGTTGGTTCGTAATTTCTAACAGTTGGATAACCACCACCAGGTGTTACATATGTTGGATTAGTCGCACCTTTTATTCCAAAACGTTCAAGGTCTTCATTTACAAAAAATTCTGAAGATTCTGATATAATTTTATTTTTTGAATTTTCTTCAAAATTCTCACTAACGTTGGTTTTTGAAGTAAGTCCTCTGTAAATTTTATTACCTTCAACGGAAAAATATCCACTTGTTTTATAATTACTCAAAACCGCCCAACCTCTCGATATATCTGAATTATCTATGGGACCATAAACAAAACCGCCTTCCCCATTCGGTTGTCTTCCACCGATTGATTTTTGGGGAAATTTCAAATAAAAAACTAAAGAAAATTTATTTATTTTTTCACTACTTTCACTTTGTGTATCCCAAAAACTTTTTACCGACCCTTGAAATTGGCTAAACCATTCTTTTTTTGGTAGATATATTCTAACCGAATCTTTTGATAACAATAAGTAATATCCAAAATCATCTTTTTTTAACGTTGCCGAGTTGTTAAGCTTTGTAAGGTAATTTATATTCATCGCAGTTCTTGCATCTTCATCACCTGTAAACTTTTCTACGTCAAAAAATTCTCCTAATTTAATTTTATCGAAAAAACCATTATGTTCTTTCATTTTTTGTCTGTAATTACTTTTAGTCAACATTTGATAACTAATAGTTGCCCCACCTACAATCAAACCAGCAGCTGCAAGTACTAAAAACCAAACCGCCTCATTAAGGTTTTCTTTATTTTCTATATCAGATATTAATAATTTTTTCTCCATAATTTATTTTGCTGGTAATATTAAATGTGTTGATACAATTTGGTTCAGTGCGTTTTGGTATGTTCTTTGGGATTTAACTAATGATTGTGCATTAGATAAAGAAAACTTTTCTTCTTTATTTTTATCGCCTAAATAAATATTACCTTTATTATCATAGGTTCCTTTAGGAAATGAATCTAAAAGATTTTTGAGTGTTGTATTCGACAATAAATCTTCATAACTAATTTCTCCTTGACCACCAAACTCAAAAAGATCTTCAATTTTATGTTTAGATACTTGAAAAAATTTAACATTACCGTTTAAAATTTGGGATTCTGATGATCCGGCAAGGTAAGCGCAAACAGATGAATTTATACCTAAATTATTTTTTTCACCTTCACTACTCATTGGGAATGGTATAAATGAGGGTAATTTACTTTTAAATGATGGAGATAGTAAGGAAGTACACTTTCCTTTTGGGTTTCTATCTGGAGTGGGATCTACAAAATTTAATCCTTTATCGTTTTTGGATACGGATAACTTTTCAGAACCAGGTGGTAAATTTAAATAAGAGGGTGTACTAAAATATTTTGTTTTTAAACTTTCACTTTCGGGATTTAAAACTGCGACGCAATTTATTGTATTCGTTTTATAGGCAACACAAGTATCATTTTTCAATAATATAATACCCATTAACCAAGATTTTGGTAAATCAATACCATTTTTAACACACTCTAAGTTTTCAAAAAGATCCAAAAATTTACTAAATTGTCCGAGTAAAGTTTGATTCCATAATACACCTAAATAATTAACTATTAAATTATTTGGTGGACTTTTTTTCAATTCAGATTGATAATCTTTTGCAATTACGGCCAAAAAAGATCTTGTATCTTGCTTTTGTTTTTTTATATCTTCATATTTTTTTTCTAAAGCTTTCAAATCTTGTGCTTTGTAGTATTCTTCGTCTTGAGTTTCAAAACCAAGTTTTGATATATCTTGTTTTCCATCAGAACTGATCCCATAAAAATCGTTTATCAAAGTTTCATAATAGGCTGGTGTTTTTAAATTTCCACCCAAATTTATTTTTTTTTCGTATGAAAAATATTCATTTGTAAACCAATTATCTTGCCAGTTTGAATAATCCAAATTTATAACTTTGTTTTTTTCTAAAAAATTATTCGATAAATCAATAAAGGAAGTTGGAAAATCTTTAAAGTCGCCACTTGATAAGTTTTTATCTTTTAAATAATTGTTTTCAACAATTTCAACACCTGTTTTATTACCAAACAATTTTGACCTAGTAATTTCCCATGTTCCGAAATTGTTTTTTTCTTCTTTGTAGTTATTTGTATAAATTTGTCCAGGTTTTTCTTTATTCACAAATTGGTTGAACCATGGAAACCATTCATCAGTCATTACTGCAGTATATTTTGCTTTTGATTTCAAAATACCATCACCTTTTTTCACCCAAGGATCTTTTTTTTCTTCTGATTGGTTAAAAAACCAAGGTGGGATAAATTTATCTTTCCCCCATTTTCCAAAAGGTTTTCTTTCCCATTGGACCTCGTATTTTTCTATTACAAAACTATAAACACCATTTGTGTTGTTTGATGTTTGCATAACTTGCCAAGAAAATTCTAAACAAGTATTATAAGGAATGGGTTTACATCCTTTTGGGTAAGAATTTTTAGATATTTTAATGTCATTACCATTTTTTAATTTTGTTGATGAATTTGTAGGTAAATTAAATTCTCTTTTGGTGTAATTTTTATTACTTTTATCGGTAGCCAAGTCAACAACTTGACTTTTCAAAACGTTTGGAAAACATTTTACTCCACTGTCGTTTATATAATAGTCAATTTTATAATCAAAACCAACATTATAATTTGGATGTTCTCCTGATAATTTTTTACATTGTCTTCCAAAAAATTTTTCAGCCAATTCTCTATTGTATCCACCTAAATAAACAATATCTTTTATTTTATAATAAAAATTTGATTCTGTTTTTGAAACCATCGCTAAATTCGCGTCAGGTTTTATAATAGAAGTAGGGTAGACGTAAGTATTCTGACCTTGTTGTATTGATGGTATGATTGTGTATTTATCTTTTGGGAAATTTTGAGAAACCATTTGTCTTTCAAAATTTTTCGACATTTGATCAAGTTTTGGTTGTAAACTCAGTGTTGGGTCAAACCTTCTTGTTGGGTCCAATGAAATTATATCATAAACTTTTTTTGATATTTCTATGGCACCAACTGGAGGTTTTTGATTAGCGTTTATTTTAATTGGATTACCCAATAGATCTTTATAGTACTTTTCATCTTCATTTAATATGAAAAGGTCTTTAGTTTCTTTTTTCTCAGAAACCAAAATTTCTTTAAGCACTTTTTTTATTGTAATATCTAAATTAATCATATTAAAGTATTTCCCTTACCTCTTGTTATTTTATAAAGAGAATTCCATTTAACTTTAGAGTCCAAAGTATTTGCAACACTTCTTGCTAAACCACTTTCCCATTTTGTAACAGTTGGATAACCGCCACCGGCAGCCCCCGCACCTCCAGATGGTGCAGCCGCTTCCTCTTCCCCAAGTTCTTTATAACTTGATTCAGTAAATTTTTTCATTAATAAAACTAAATCATCAAATTCCATTCTATTTAAAAAAATTCAACTTTTGGAAGTTTATCAGGATTTACAATATAATATTCATTTAAATATGACAAAAGTAAATCTTCATCAATTGATACAAAATCTTCGAAATCATCAAAAAAGTCGTCGTCGTCCTCAAAAAGATTAAGCTCTTCTTTGATTAATTCGAAACCTATATTTTTTGCATCTTCCAAACTCAAGGTGTCATTCCTAACTTCATCATCATTATCAACGTTCAATCTGAAAGAAACCTCAAGTATCTTTTTATCTTCGTGATAGTAATAAGAAACTATTTCAGTGACTTCCATTTTTTAGTTATATTTTGTAAATCTTTTAAACATTTTTAAAGATTCATTTATTGATTCTTGTAACTCGTCAACATTTTCTATTTCAGTTTTGTCAAAAAATTCATTATATGGCATTTCCTTAAAACTCTCAAATCCTGTAACGTAATCTATGTCTTCATTTTCATTGTCGTCAATATAATCAAAATCATCTTCGTCATCATATGATCCGTAAGAAAACTTGTTTGTGTGAGGTAATTCATCAGAAATGTCTCCAATCGAAATAATCAAATCTTCTTCATCTTCATTTGGTGAAGGGTAAATGTCATGCATCAAATCTGTATTATAATCTGTAGTTTCAGGGTAACTATCAAAATCAACGGTTCCGTTTTTCAAATCATAAGGTCCATCGGCAATGGTATCTAAAATATTTTCATTGATGTTCATGTTTGTATATGTTTTTACCACACCTTTATTAGATACTGTTATTCCTTCTTTATCATTTGCAAAATCTTGGACGTATAGAGGTTGATTGTTAATATTTTGACCATAAGTTGTGACATACCCATCATAAACATGTCTGTGTTTATCTAAAATATTTTCTTTTTCTTCTTTTTTCATTTTAAAAAAATACTGATTCATAATCTTTTTTTTTATTTATTGTTATTTTTTTTAAGGTTTGAACCTTTCTTTACCGTAAAACTTCATCCATATTCTGAAAATTTCAGAAGAATCCCTTTCAACCTTTCTACTCAATTTTGAGAAAAAAGCATCGTTATATTCGGTATCGTCTTTTTCTATTTGTTTTCTTGCTCCGTTTATTAACTCATTTTTTACTAATTCTGATAATTCTAAAACTTTTTCAAAACATTTTTTTCTTTCATTTGACATTTCACCGTGGTTTATGTCATAATCATGTAAACTTTTTATTTTGGATTTTCCCATGTATAGGTATGGACTTGATCCCCCCATGTTAATCACACTTGATTTTCTAAGATTTTCCAAAAATTCATGAATTAGAGTCATATCATATAATCTACTAAATTTCAAAAATTCTTTTGGTAGATTTTTATCCATTTCCATTAATCTTTTTTTTGTAATGATTAATCTTTCTTGAATTTCATTTGTTTCTGATTCAGGTTCTATAACTTTCCACCATTCATCAATTCTTTTAGTGACTTGTTTTTTTTCTTTAGTTATAGGATCTTCTGTAGTTACGGTTTCATAACCATCAATTAAACTTAGAATTCTACCTGTTTTCCATTTTACTTCATATATTTTTTCACCCCCAAATTCACTTACTCTTGTAACAATTCCTGGAGTTCCTGGTTTGACACTTGCAGGATCATTCATTCTTTTACAAACAACTTTATTGTTTATATTATTTTGAATGTCACTTCTGTCAAATGGTGCGTTAAGTTCTAATTTCTGTCTTGACATATAAATAAATATTACAATATATTTATTATTTAGTATGAGAATAACAATATCTGAAAACCAGTTCAAAAATATAATAGTTGAGAGTAAAAATTCATCAATACAAAATGAATTAAATAAATCAGAAAATTTTTTTAAATCTCTTGTTAAATCGGCAAAAGAAAAATTTGACGTAGATCTAAAGTTTCTTTTAACGTGGGGTGCAACAATTGGGGGTTTTATAGGTCCTGTAAGTAATTTTATTGAATCGGGGAAGGTAAATATTTCTGAAGAAGATATTTTACTAATTTCTATTGGATGTGTTTTAACTTATTTTTCTGACAATAAAAAAGAATTATTGGAGATTTTAAAAAAAATCAAAGAAAGGAATTTAATTTCAGAATTCAATTTTATGTTAAATAAATGTGAAAAACTGAAAACTGTTTTTTTAAATTTTGTGGGTAGTTTGAATATCTCCTTTTACAATATATCCATGATGATGGGTTATACTTTTTTAATTCCTATATTACCAAAGTTATTCGAGTTGTCGAGACATTCTTTAGATTCTAAAGATATTAATGAAATCGTTAAAAGTATTGTTTTATATTTTGGATCTTCTTTATCTTCAAAAATTATACATGATTTAATTTCTCAAACAGTTAAAAAGTTCAGAAACTAATTTGATTTATTTAAAATCATTGTAATAACTTTTTCAGATTCTTTATTGTTCAATCTGTGTATTTCTTTATGAGTATCAAACCATTTTCTAACAATAAATTCAAACGGTTTTTTTGTTAAAAAAGATAATCTTTTAAAACCTTTAATTTGAGCATCAATTTCTTTTGGTTGTGTATAGTACTCAAAAGGGTCTTCGATCTCTTCGAAATCATCCGAATTTGTAAATTCAAACGTTCCCTTAGATTTTTGTTCAACATGTCTTAATTCATGTGCAATAATTTCATTTAATTCTCCAACCAAATCATAAATCATATTTTTTTTGTAATTTGGGTTGTAATCAATTTCAACACTAATAATTTCTTCTTCGTAATAATAACTGGCATCTAAACTAAAACCTTCAATACTAACATTTTCAGTAATACTCAGTTCTACTTGAAGATTTTCACCAAAATGCGGTAAATCATAATAGTTTTTATTGTCGTTTATATCTTCAGGTAATATAAAAGTTCCTTGGTCGTTTTTTTTAAAAATTGTAATGATATCTTTAACTATCATTCTTATATAATTTCTGTAACCACTTCTTTTTTCACTAATCAACTCTTTAATCTCAACAACCAAATCACCATCACCTTTTAAAACTCTATGATATTTTCCTTTTGGAATAAAAACAACTTGTCCTTCTACAAGTTTTTTTGGTAACTCATCGTCAAACTGTAACATCCAACCATTTGACTTGACAATTTTGACTTTCCTATCTTGTTCGTCAAAATGCCACTTAAGTTCGTGATCATCAACATTTTTACTAAAAGATCTTTTTTTTACTCCGTTATATTCTTCTTGCATAAAGGGTAGTTCACTATCCTTGTTAATTTTTTTTGGTGGTAATGGTGGATCGAGTAAAAATCTTTCATTTAACCAATTTCGTAATTCATTCTCAACAAAAAAATCAGGTACTTCTTCACTATCAGGTTTTTTTTCCGCAACTTCAGAAATATATCTTGCAAACTTTATTTTTTCTCTATTATCAATCATTGTTAATAATCCATCAGAAACAAAAAAAATTTTAGATAAAGGATCTTCCACTCCCAAATCACCTTCAACTAAATTGAATATTCTCATAACTGTTTTTCCCCACCAAGTTTTATAACCAGTGGTATCTTCCAATGCAGGTCTGAAAATTTTATTAAATGCCCTAATTACAGAACCTGTAAAACCTGCTAAAGCTAATTGTGGGAAAAACCATGGTAACAATCTTAAAGTTGCTTTAAACCCACCCTCACCTACATCAAATACTAATTTTTTTGTTTTCGCACTTTCAACTAAAGACCTTAACTGACCAAAAGCTATTTTTCCTTGTTTTTTACAAAATTTTTCTGAATCGCAAATATTTCGAATTGCCCTGTCTGATGGATCAATACTTTGGTCTTCTAAAATATTTTTTTTATATCTTGCCATTATAATACTATTACCAACTTCTTGAGGATTTTAAACCTAATTTTTTTCTATAACGAGATACATTACAAGACCAATAACCTGCAGTAGTTCTATCTTTTTTCTGATCACATTTATGTCTTGCTCTAAATGATTTAGCCCTTCCTTTATTAGCATTTTTTATTCTTAGATTTGGGTCACCAAAAGTAACCTTTTTAATTGTGCCTCTTGGTGTCTTAACGTATACAGCAAATTTTTTAGGACCTCCTGGAGTTCGAAATGGACTTCCAAGTTTAACGTTTTTTCCATGATGTTTTGCCTCTGAAAGGTTTTCCTCAATTTCAAATGGAGCATCTAAAAAAATCACTTCGCCAGATTCTAAAACAACTCTTTTACCCAAATCAGTATTAATAAACCACTCATCTTCTTCATTAATTTTTATTAAATTGTTGTTATATAAAAATCTAACTTCATTGATCAATTTAAAATATGAAGGTGAATATACTCTGAATATATTTTCACTTAAGGGTATTCTTTCATCTAAATGGTATTTCAAACTTTCAGATATTTCACACTCTTGAATTAATTTCATAGAGTTATACTCCTTTTCCAAATTTTCTCGAATTACTTTTTTTAACATTTCCATTGGTATAGATATTTATTTGTATAAATATTCAATATCTATAAACAAACAATATTTATTTTAAATAAATTGTATGAAAGAAATAAGATTAACCGAAAGTGAGTTGATTTCTTTGATAAGGAAATCAATAAATGAGAACCAAGAATTAAAACAAGATTCGTCTAAAAAGGTACAAAACAAACCTAAACCAAGATGTGTACCTGAGAATGTAATTTCTTTAGATGAAATAATGGGTAATCCCGATGATTTCCAAAGATACGCACCTGGAATCTCAAAAAGAAATTCAGGCGTTTGGCATTTAGTTGATACATTAGGGGCATTGAATAATATCAGGTTATTGAGAGATGTTAAAGATGGCGGTTCTCACCTTTCTTATGATATGATGCACCATCTTAATAAATTCAGAAATAAAAATTATTATGATGAAACTACAGGTCAATGTAATCAAGCAATGGACAAAATCATAGAACTATATAAAGAAAATGAACACGGTACTGATCTAGTTAAGGATATTCAAAAGATATTGGATCTTCAAACTAAAGATGATGAGTTTACCCCCTCACCAAGAGCTAAAGAATACTTGAAACAATGTATAAACTTAGTAAAGGGTAAATAAGAATGTTAAAAAAAACAAACTCATCAAACCCAACTAAAGTTACTTTTGGTAAAAAAACTGTTGGTAAATTAAAAAAGAAATTTGGTCCCAAAGAAGAAAAACCAAAAAAATATAGAGGTCAAGGTAGATAATGAAAAAAAAATTAGATGGTTTAGTAAAAAGTTATTGGAAACCAACTCCAAAAAAATGGAGAAAGTTTGGTGACTCTCTTTTGGCGGCATCAACAGTATTATCAATAGGCGGAATTTGGCAATTTGACAATCTAAAAGAAATTTTCACACCCTTAGAGTTAAAAGTAATGATAGCATCGTCAATTATTTTGGGTGTTTTGGGAAAATTTCTCACAAATTTTTTTAAAGAAGAAGAAAATGTATGATTTTTTTCTTATCTTTGTAGAATGAAAAAAGAAATTGTAGACACAAAAAAAGAAATAATCAAGGAATTTGATGATTGTACCATAATTTATAAGTTTGATCCTAAAAAATCTTTGGTTTATCCTACTGAAACTGAAGTAAAATGGAAGAAAGAATTCCTAAATAATGGTGTAAAAAGAACAAAATTACCCATAAAATAAGTTATTTTTACCTTCAAAACACAAAAAACAATCAATTATTTGTCAAAAAAAGGTCTAAAAAAAGTTATTTTGACCTATTTTTTTGTAAATTTTGACATTATTTTGTAAAAATCTTGTATTTGTTGATCAAAATTAGGTAATTTTGTCGTTTTTGGACCCAAAAAACCTTTTTTTAATGTAAAATACATGGTTTTTCCGTATTTTTTCCACCAAATAATCAAAATTATAGTAACAAAAAGGATTACAAAGGAGAAAACAAGTAAACTTATCGCTAAAAACATCATTTTTTGTATTTTTTTATCTAATTAATGTAAAATTTCCTATAAATTGTTTGATTTCATCAGTTTTAGGAGTTTTAAACCTTAATTTCCAAGTATAAACCCCATCTTGACACATTATTGTGTTAAATGTACCATCCCAACCTGTATTTGGGTTGTAAGATTCCCAAATTACTTGTCCCCAACGGTTGTATATGTAAAAACTATAGTTAAAAAGGTCCACACCACTCGTAATTATAGGTTTGAACGTGTTATTTCTTTCATCTCCATCAGGTGTAAAGGCGTTTGGTATGTAAAATAACTCATTTGGACACAATTCTATGGTTACAACAAAGTTTTGTGGGTTAGAAACACATCCATTATCCCATCTAACAACATTAAATTGGAATATTCCGTCTTGATCCCATGTAATATTTAATGTTTGGTTGACAGTTGTGTCCCCAAAGTGGTACCATTCGTTAAATCCACCACTTACAGAGATGGCATCAAAGACATCTGTGATAGTATCACCCTCACATAACTCATGATACGTATCATTTTCACCAACAACACCGTTAACTACAGGGGTTAATAATGGTCTCGGGAATACCTGAACTAAAATACTTGTATCAAACCAACAACCTGATTGATTATACGTATAATTTACTTGATCTATTCCAATAAATCCGTTGTTTGGACAATATTGGTCACCCCAAACATTCATTCCACTAAAATTTCCACCTGATGGGTTTGCCATTAGTGTAATACATTCATCATATTCACAAAATGGACCAACAGGATCTATTACAGGAAGTATATTTAAGTCAACTATTGTAAAAGTTTGAGGTAATGACTGACAACCAAGTTGATTCACACCAATAACCGATAGTGCGTTAGTGTAAAGACCACCATTTACGCCAGTGACATCTAAATTTATTTGATTTGTACCTTGTCCTGAGGTGATATTACCTATTGTAGTGGACCAAACATACCCAAGGTTAGGAAAAACACTTGTAATGTCATATAAATTGGTTGTAGAGTTGTAACATACAGTGTCTGAACCTGTAATTTGGTTGATTGTAACCATGGAAGGATCAACAAGTATTGTATTTTGTGTTGCGGGACAGTTATTTGCATCATAAACCGTTACAGAATAATTCCCTGAACAAAGATTTGTTGCTGTTTGTGTTGTTTGATTGTTATTCCACAGATATGTAAATGGTGCAACACCATCTACTGGATTTACAGTTGCAGATCCGTCACAATAACCAAAACATGTTGGGTCAGTTGGTAAAATTGTTGGTTGTTGTAAAGGTGGTGGTGAAATAAGTGTTGCAGTTCCATTATAATTACAACCAGTTGCATCTGACAATGTGAAAAGATAAGTCCCCGCACATAATCCTGTTGGATTTAGTCCTGTTTGGTTACCATTCCATGAAATTGTTTGGACTCCATTCCCTCCAACAGGAGTTATTAGTATTGATCCATCACAACTATTATTACAAAGTGGATTATTTATTACAACATTTGGTGTTGGTAGTACAGGAGTAGGTACAACATGAATTGTGTCAGGACCTAAACCAACTCCTTGTTGATTACAAGTTGACCAACCAGCATTACAAGCACCATATTCTAAATGACAAGTATAATACGCACCACCCAAAGGAGGAGTAACTGTGATATTTTGACCTGTACCAATAGATATAGGATTTCCGACTTGATACCAAGTTAGAACGGGTTGAATTACGGGTCCTGATGGTGTATATCGTCTTGCATCATTTACTGCAGTCCACTGTGTTGAGTTTCTTCCTGGTACAGTAACCGCTTGTGTACCTGTTAAATTATGAACACCCTGAACTGCGGTCCCGTTCGCCCACTGAGGACAATTTGGTTTATTTGCAATATAGTTCTCAATTACATTAGTCGATTCGTAAATTACAATATGAAAAGTTCCTTGTAAATTAGTACAAGAATACATGGGAACCCCAATCCAACTGACAACTAATTTTCTACATGGAGCAACCCCTTGAACTTGATACCTAATTTGTCCTCCTATACCAGGATTCCAATCTTGCCAAGGACCCATTATACAATTTTTAGGGACAGCAGCGCCTACATTTGGTAGCCCAACAGATGTAAAAGTTCCTGGTTGTACTCCCGCTCCTAATGAAATCCAACCATTTGACCCAATTCTAAATTGCGTGTAAATTGATCCATAATAACAAAATGTAAAACCAATATTAAATGTATTTGATTGCACATCATCACCCAAAGGAACTAAAGTACCATTGTTTGTTTGTGTAACATAAGGTATTGTTGTGACATTATAATTTGATGTACCATTCGGATTAGCACCTTGACCACATTGTGATAGATCAGCAGTTAAAGTTGTTTGAGTAACACCACATGGTAGGTTTAAATCAGGTCCTATTAAAGGACAATACTGTGAATAAACAAAAAAGGGAAATAATAATAAAAGTAATAAATTTTTCATAAGAGTTTTTTACATATAAATACAAAAAATAAACTGTATGGTTGTCTAATCAATAATGGATATTAGCATTCATAAGTTTATTTTGTAAAAAAGAATAGTTATTATTATTATATGAAGAAAGAGTTATATGAAAAAATTTTAAATAGGTCTTTGAGACAAACTATCAATCTTTATTTTGGTGACAATTCTTTTATAAAAATAAAAAATATAAGTCATATCAGAAGTAAAAATTCTTACTTAGTCAATATGACTGTCTACGTTAGTGATATCGAAAAAACGTTTGAGTTATTACCAGATAGTTTGGAGTTAGTATGTCAACTGGGTTGGAAAGTGATTAATAGAAAGAGTAATTTGATTTTAAATTATACTATTGATTCAATTTGATTTTTCAGACCACTCTAAAAATATAGAATACAACACTAAAAGATTGATCCCAATACACAATAAAGTTTCTAAAACCCAATGCCAATCTACTTGTGTGGATCCCAAATGAATACCAATCCACATAAAAGACCCGTATTTATTCATTAGATTGACAATCAAATATTTTAAAAAATTTTTATTAATCATTTTTTTACATACCATTTATAGGTCTTGTTACCATATCTTTAATTTCTTTAAACAAACTTAAAATACCCGAACCTAACATAACCCAAACTGAAGTTTTATCACTAAAACCTTTTTTCTGGGTCGATGTTGCCACTTGACCAGATTTTACAACTAAATCTGCTTTTAATTTTTCACATTTTAATTTTTCAGATCCAACTTTAGTCGTACAATTTAAACAAGATTCAACATCCTTTTCTTTTAATTTACCATATTTCAATTGTTTAACCATGTCTATACATGAATTACACAATTTAGAATTCTTAGCACAAATCTCGGAAGTTACTTGATTTATTTGTTTTTCAGTATCTTCATTTTCTTCAGGATTTTTGTTTGAGTTGTTTTGTATATCATCAACAGGTTTTATAGTTGTAGTTTCTGTTACAACTTGTTCTGATACAACTTTTCCTTTTTGATAGTCAAAAAGATATTTTATGTAATTTAGTTCTTCGTTTATTTGTTTTTTCATTTTTTTGATTCATTTAATTTGTTTAGAGACCATTTCATAATTGGTACCATTTTTTCAAAAGGAACTGACTTTTTCATTTTATTATCCATAATATAATAAAATCTTTTAGCTAAATTTGATTTCATTACTGTATCATGATTTTGTTTAAAAAAATTATCCATTCGTGTCATTACAGAGTTCATTTCTTTTAGGATATTTTTTGTAATTTCCTCTCTTTTAATAATTATTTTATTTATATCTTCTTTTATCAAATCAAAAGCGGTTCTTCTAACAGTGTCTTTATTTTCCTTAATAAATTCAATAAAAGTTTTTTTTGGTTCAACTAAACCAAATTTTATTTCTTTAATTTTTTTCATAAAATTTGTTTTTGTATCCCCATTAAGGGTGTTTTTTGCATCTCTTTCTAATCTCCTGAAATATTCTTCAATAATTATTGAGTTACTTTCAAAAGAATTAGATAAATTTTTCAATCTCAAAATTATATCATTATAGAAATCTTGACTCATACCTTCCAATTATTACAAATTTGTTTTCTTTTTAACCACAAGGGAATATTTTTTCCTTTACTACTGAAATGATCAACCAAATCTTTTAATTTTTTTAAATTTTGTATTTTTAATTTTGTCATGTCAGAATTTTGTTCTCTCATTAATATATCCAAATTAGTCCAAATTTTATCAGTTTTATTTTCAGCATCGAGTTCATTTAAATTGACTTGCAAAATTTTATCATTTTCAAGTGCAATACTATCGTTAGAAAATTCTTCTTTTAAAATTTTTTTGATACTTCTATAAATACTATTCATTTGTGACAATCCTTATTTATAAATATTCATTTATTGTCTTTGAAATTATTTACAAATAACTTAATTAATTTTTCATTCATTTGAAGAGTTTTAAACCTCTTTTTTATGTTTTTTTTATTTTTTGGTTTTTTTCCAATTTTTTTTTCTTTTGCCATTTTTTAATTACAGTTTTTTGAATGTTTATTCCATAAAAATTTTAATTTATAAAAATAATCATCTACCATAAGTTGATATATTTTTTCAGTTTCTGACGATGGATTTTCTTTTTTTTTGTAGTTTGGGAAGTAAAATTTTATACCTTCTTTAATACATGTTGTTGCGTAATCATCCCCACTTGTAAAATCACAAGGATCTTGTTTTTCAATTTGATATTCGATGGATTCTTTTATTTCAGAAATTTTTCTAAATTTTTCAAATACATCTTTTCTTTGTTTTTCCGTTATGATGATTTTCATATAATATAAATACTCATTTTAACAAAAAACCCCACTTGTAGTGGGGCTTATAAATAAAAAAGTATAGATTTATATTACCAACGTCTTGATTTATTTCTATATTTTGATTCAGACTGGATTCCTTTTTCTGTCATCATTGATTGGAGTGCGGTTGCTATTTCCATAACCTTTTGATTTTGTTTTGAAAATTCATCAAAACATGCTTTTATATTAGAAGTTTCTTGTCCTGTTGTTTGATCTACTTTGGTTTTGCATGCTTCAGGTAGTGTAATACCTTTTTCTTGAAAAATTTGTTCGACATCGGAAGTTGTTTCTTCTTCTTCAGAAATTATATTATGAATTAAATTTATCAAATCTGATTCTGTTAGTTTTAAATATTTTGCCATTTTTTTGCGTTTCAAAAATTTATTATATATATAAATATACCATTTTTAATAAAATTATAATTCCTCAACATCAATTATTGTAACTCCATGACCCTCATCGATTAAAGTTATTTCTTTTTCATTAGGGTATAAAATATTATTGGACAAAGTTTCAATAATATCAATTTGTTTTTTACTTACTTTAACTGTCACAATGACTGTTTGTTTTTTATTTGAGTAACTAAAATTTTTTATGTAATGGGAATCAATTAAATTTTTTTTATCATATGAATAATGGATTCCCAATTTTTTAGTATCTAAAGTATTTAAACCATCAAGTTGAATTATTCTATATAAATAAATTTCTTTGGGTAATGAGTTCATAAAATTTATAAGATCTCCAAGTTCTTGTTTTGCATCATCATAATCAAGACCCAAATCTTGGTAGAGATTCAATAAATGATTTACAAATTTTTTTGGTATTTTTATTTTCACAATTTACTCCTTATTTTTTTATGTCCAAAAACTATCGGTTGGGTAAAATCCATGTAAATTAAAAAAATATTCTTTGGGGTTGTAGTATTTTCTCCAATCAAATTTGTAGACAATAGTTTTAATTGATATTTCAGGTAACTTTTTCCCCCCTAAATTTGGAATTTTAGATATCAAAAGATTTGTATATTTATCGAAATTGTAATTGAAATTAACTAACCTGTCCTTATCATTCATTAAAAAAGGAGTGAATAAAAAAGTTCTTTCTGTATCCTCAAAGGTTTTGAAAAGATACGGATTATTATAATACGTTTCATGGAAATCAGTTTTGTAATAATTTTTAACTTTTTCAAGATCAACAATAACTTTTACATATAATGTATCTTTATTTGTGTAAACATTTTTTCGATAACCGTCTTTTTGAATACCTAATATAAATGGAAATTTTCTTTTAAGAAGAGATTCAATTTTATTGAATGTTTTATCGTCAAATTCGTCAAATTCGTCAATTTCGATATTTTCATTGATTGATTGATTATCAATATTCTTATACTCATAAACAATTACATTTTTCAATTCTTTCCATATTTCATCTCTTTGTTCAAATTCGATATCAATATAATCTTCACTTATTTCAATTTCACCCTGACCACCCCATGAATCATCCCAATACTTACCATAAGCAAATGACATTAAATTATAAGTAACATGTTGTAATTCATTTTTGTATTGTCTCAAATATTCGTTTTGAACTTTATATCCATCATCATAAATTTCATATACATTTGTTTCTCCCCATGAACCCTGAAAAATGATTGATAACAATTCAGTTTCGAATGAAATCATTATGTTCTCAACATCTTTTATTAATCTAGGTTCAAAATCTTGTTTTCTATAACTTTTGTTAAATTTTTTATATTTAAAGTCTTTATAATGTACATCAAAACTTATTTTATTTTCTTTTGGCTGAATGTTTAACACCAATTTCCACCATTCATCTATATCAAGATTTACAAATGAATGTATGACACTAAATTTACTATCGATTAATGATTTTAAAGTTTTTTGAGAGTTACTAGGTAGAAAATCTGAAATAGAACTAGGCCTCATCCATCTTCCATTTTTTTTTACCTGATAAGTGGTATCATCATGGTAGGAATAATCATAATCATAAATTATTTGTAACTCATCAATTTTTGTATAGTTCAAAAAACCAAATAAATATTTTAATTTGTTGTTCATATTATAATGATAAATACTTTATAAAATAAAAAACCCCCAATTTAAATCAATTAGGGGTTTTAAAATGAACAAATTTATTTTATTACATATTGTTTAAATCTCTATTACGTCTTAAGTTTTTAGTTAGTGGTTGAATTTCTCCAGTCACAGGATCAACTATTGTTTTTCCACCCATAGGTCTCGTATCTTTCATTTTTTCAAGACCTCTTGTAGTCAGATCATCATTTTTATTGGTAAAATCTTTATAATCTTTATAATCAGCATATCCAAGTGTTGCTAACATCAAAATCATACCACCTACACCCATTAATCCAGGAATGTTGGAGTCAGATCCAAGACCTAATGCACTTGCAATACCAACAAGTGAAGTTGTAGGTCCTACAACCATACCGATATCTATAGCATTATCTTTAATTTTTTTAACAAGTTTTCTAAGTTTAGCCATAAAAGACCTGTTATGATTTTCAAACATAACATTTGATTGTTCCATATTATTTACAACTCTTGCCAATCTATCTCCGTACATTTCATAAGCATGAACTAACAACGCAATTTCATCTTTTCTCAACGTTCTAAATATTTTTCTAATATCTTCTTTTTCTAACTTATCTAAATCAGCTTCGTCCTCTATTTCCATAGAATTATCAACCCATTCTTTCTCGTTTTCTTTAATTATTCTTCTAATTAAATTAGTTAAATCTGATTCTGTTAATCTTATAACTCTTTTCATATTTTTTTATTTAATAAATATTATGTAAAATTGATTTATATTAGATCTATAGCTTGTTGGTGTAAAAAATTCATATATTTTTTTTGTTTTAAATTTTTTACTTCATACATTAAATCTTCTAAAAGTTCCAAAAGTTCTTCTTGAGACAATCTTTTTAGTTCTTGATCAGTATATCCAAAATCAGTAATTAAATCTTCAATTTCTCTAAAAACCGAAATTATCTCGCTTTTTTTTTACTTGTTTCAGATTCATAAATTCCACGAAAATAACCTTCTTTCAATAAAGGGTTATTATCTAAATTTATTGCAATTTTAGAATAAGACAACAAATCTTGATGAGGTTCATTTTTTCCAATAGCAGGTTCAATAACTTTTACCCTGTTATCTGTGAATTTAGAATAATAATCTTTTATGTCCTTATCTGTTTTGTTTTTGTTTCCTCCCCATCCCCAAGATCCTTGAATAGCAAATAATTTAGCGTTAGGGAATTTGTCTCTTATAGAAACAATAAGTCCTCTGATGTCGTCTTTTGCGTTGAACCCTCCGTTAGTCCCAATACATATTGCAATATTTTTTACGTTTTTAGACCCTGAATGAGATTCAATAGCACCTTTTAACCATGATAGACCTTTTCCGTTCATCCAAAGGGATTTCATACCTCCTTCTTTTGAAATTAGATCGAACTTTTTACTTTTTTTAGCAATCCAAGGACATTGTGAATCTCCAATAATAATATTTTTTGGAAGTTCCATTTTGGTATTTTCTTTTTTTGGTTCTTCTTTTTTTACCTCAGCCTCATTGATTACCCTTCTTACAATAATTTCTAAATCTCTTTCAGTTAATCTTACAATTTTTTTCATAATATTATTACTTTATTATATAAATATATTAAATAAAAAAAAGTTATCTTATTTTTTGAATGTCACTTATTTCGTGATCAGTATAATCACTGTCATTTATTTCTCTGTCATTCATAAAACCTTCAAAAATATCAAATGCTTCATGACGTTCTAAAACTGCCATATCATTTACGGTCGGAAAGAAATATGAGTTTATGTCTTGATCCCAATATTCTGTAACATATTGAGTTTCTTCTACTTTTGCATAAACTTTGTATTTTTCCATTTTAGGTCTTGTAATCTCTAAATCAGATAATTCTGAATAAGGTACATCGTTTTGATTCAGCAGAGAATATAAAAAACCATAATCTTGTTCATTTCCTGAAATTCTGAAAGTTTTAAAAATTAGTAAAGTTTGTTTTGAATTATAGATTTCTTCAAGGTATCTGTAATCTGTCTGTGAAGAACTGTAAAGTTTTCTTGCAATAATTATAACCTTTTTTAATACAGAATCTGAAAATTTTTCAAATTCACTTGTTTTTGGTTGATATTGTTGTCTACTCATTGTTATAATATAAAATTTATTTTTTTATCCAAATACCACGTCACCCATTACACATAATTGAAGAAATACGTCAGCGTCTCCAGCGTCGGCATTTTCTAACAAAATATTTTCCCATATTTTAGGGTAATTTTTTTTCAATACTGGTATTGTATCTAATATCTTATCCATATCTACGTAACCAAGTTTTGTTTTTTCTAAATCTTCTTGGTATTCTTTTTCATTTTTCAAATCACCGGAGATGTCATAATAACCATTTCTAAAATTTCTTTGTACTTCCCTATATTCTTCAACGTCATAAAATTCAATATACCCTCCTTGTAAAATATACTCACCAACGGCTTCAGACGTATAATCTCCATATGATTTTATATTATCTGGTAAATCCATTAAATACCAATAGTTGGATCCACCTTCAAGAGCAGTGACAAATAAATCTATGATATCTTGTTTAGATAAATTTCTAGTAAGAGCGTCTTTTTTCCATTTGTCATATCTTATTTTATAAGACATAGAATACGCTCCACCATATATATCATTTTTAATTCCGTCTTTAACTCTTTGTTCAAAATTAAAATTATCAAGTTCGTGTTTATTTCTTTCAAAGGTTTTTAATTTTGGGTCAATGAATTGTTTTTTAATCATATCCTGTTCTTGTTGTGATAAGTGTTTCAAAGACAGTTTGGTTTTTAACCAATCCCACTCCTCTTTAGCGTCTTCTACTTGTTTTTTTAACCACTTGTAATGTTCTTTAACTGAGTCGATAACATATTCTTCTATTTTTTTCATTTCATCTTCAGTAAACCCATATTCATTCAAATTTTCATTTTCATTTATATTGTTTTTTATTTTATTAAAAAAAAAGTTTCTCATTTCAGTATAATATTCGTTTTCAATAAATCTCAACAATTGGTTTCTTAAAATTATTTTATCATCGCCTCTAAAAACATCCTGATTTAGAATTGTGTTTACAATTTTGTTTGATACAACCATCTGAAATGCTGAAAAATTACTTCGTTCTAAAGGTCTATAGGGATTTTGTCCTTGTAAAAAAATATAACTTGATTCCATTGTAGGATCAATCAAAGAAGATATTTCTGACAATCTACGTAAAAAAGGATAAGGATACTTGATTTCTTTAATAGTTTTTTTCACATTAATAAATACTTGTTAAATCAAAGTTGTTCTTGTTCAGAATCATCTAATAATTTATAAACATAGGATCCTATCCATGAGCCAAGTTGATAACAACCAAGAAGGTAAAAAACAAAGGGTGGTAGCATAATAAGTGCTAATATTATTGTGACAATAGCAGATATTATTATAGAAAGTTTTCTCATAAATAAATTATATAAATTTATTTAATAAAAACAATGATTTGATCAGTAAAGTTCAAAAACGTTTTCTCCGTTTGTTGAATCCACTGCAATATAACCGACATTATCCACGGTATAAATATATAGTGGTGGATATACTACTGAATAAAGTGGCGCTCTTAACAACACAACAGACCAACGACCAGTGTATCCAGCATTGATCAAACATTTTTCAGATTCTTCTTGTGTCATTTGAAGTGGTGGATGGATAACCAAATCATCTAAATAAGGACTATCAACTGTTTGGACACTTATTTTTCCTTCACAAGTACAATTAACCATAATTGTTGCATACTCATCGTTACCTCTAAAAATACAATGAATGAAACTTAAATCATGAGGAGATGACCCTTGATAAAGTTTTGCCATTTTTGTCATACCAAGAGCGGTTTCCCAACACTTGTTTAACATCTCATTAAAATTCAATTTTTCCATAACACTAAAAAAAATTAAAATTCGTAATCATCATCGTCATCATCAGAGTAATCGTCGTCATCTTCATCAGAATAGTCATCAGAGTAATCGTCGTCATCTTCATCAGAATAGTCATCAAATGCAATTAAGTCATCATCGTCATCAGAATAATCATCATCGTCGTCATCGTCATCGTCGTCATCAGAATAATCATCATCGTCGTCATCAGAATAATCATCGTCATCAAATGCAATTAGGTCATCGTCATCTTCATCAGAATAATCATCGTCATCTTCATCAGAATAATCATCGTCATCATCATCAGAATAATCATCGTCATCATCAAAAAATCTACCTCTCATAGAAAGTTCATCTTCATCTTTATCATCGTAATCTGAAAATTCATCATCAAAAAACCTACCTCTCATTGTTGGTTCATTATCTTCTTCAGAATCTTTTTTTTCTGAAATTATTTTTCTTATAAGATTTGTCAACTGACTTTCTGTCAATCTAATAATTTTTTTCATAGTTTTTATTTTATTATAAATATCAATTTATTTTTAATTTTCCATATAATTTTTATAAAATCTTATTATGCTGACTTCACATATATCTTTTATGTGGTAAAAAAGAAGATTAAAAACGTCATAGTAATCATCTTGACTTGGGCTTATCATTTTTTCATCAAGTATATTGTCTACCGATTCCTCAACAACCGCATCCACAAAATCAAATTCACCATAATAATCTTCAGGATTTTTATTGAAACAATTTTTTCTTGTTAAAGGTAACAAATATTCAGGAGTCATAACATTGGCGAAGCCTCTTCTGATTAAAAAACGATTTTCATTAATCATTTTATTTTTTGATTCAGAAAAAATACCAAACAATTGATTTTTGGAAATTATAAATTTCATTTTTTAATTATTTTTTATGTAATCCAATAATTTTTCTTTTTCTTCTCTTGTCAAAGACCCCAAAAAAGAATAAAAAGTTCTTTTGTCAACCTCACCTTTTTTGTATAACTGATAGATCTCAATTATTTTTTCAAAACCATCATTATCTAATGATTCATTTATTAAATTTCTTACAATTGTTCTGAAAACTGATTTTTTCATTATCTTTAAAATTAATCAAACTTTACATCATCTCGTTTAACTTTGATTGCTTGAGTTCTCCTTTTTAATCCTGAGGGTGTTAAATCATCAGTTGAAAAACTACAAACAACATCTCCAAGTGATGTTTTTTTAAAATGATGGAATGTTCCTCTTTTCCCAAGATATTCTCCTTTGATTTCCAAATCACCATAAACATCCTTTAGTTCATCTTTTGACATAGATAATATTTCTCTTTTTGAATATTTATCTTTTTTTGATTCGTATAGATTTGATCCACAAACAATAGGTCCATCAAAAATTTCATATTTATCTCCTATATTGAAATTTTCCGTAATATCAAATTCAGGGGATTTATATAACATATCGTCAAGTATCTCGTATGTTCTTTTTAAATTATTACAAATGATTTCTTTTACTCTTTCAGGAGTTTTACCAAACGCTGGAATTTGGGCTCTAACCATATATCCACCCATACCATCTTCAACAAGTAAAACACCAAGATATCTATTTGCCGAAGATTTTGTAAATTTATTTTTTGCAACTTTTATGATACCTTGTTCTCCTGTTTGAGGATTTTCATAACTCAAATCAACCTCTTCATAAGATTCACTGATTACCCGTCCAACAATACGAGCCAAATCATTTTCCGTTAATCTTACAATTTTTTTCATTTTTAATTAATTTTTTATTATGTTTTCTTTATAAATATACCATTTGACCCGTTTTTTTAAAGAGATTGCTAAGTAAATAACTAAATTGGTTTTCAGAAATTATTATTTTCATCTTTATAAATTCTCATGTCAAATCTTGGACCCATCTCAAATTTCAAACCAAGATTAGATTGATCAATAAAATTTCCTATTTTATTTGCATACTTTTCTAAAACCTCAGCTCCCTTATCGTACTCATCTCTCCAAAAATATGGATCTCTAAACATGGGGTGTAATATCAATGATCCGTCATCTTCATTATAGTGAAAATCTAAACCACCAAAACTAAAAAAATAATTTTTAAAATCGGGAAATGCAAAACTAGTAGACATTCTTCTTAATTTAAACCAAACTTGTTCCCAATCTTTAGATGACATTTTTTGATTAAAATTATTGTTCATTTCAAAAATAACTCTTTTAACAATTTTTCTTAAATCATTTTCATTTAGTTTAACTACTTTTTTCATACTTAATAAATACTTTATAAATCAAAAAACCCCACTGATGAGGTGGGGTCAAATTTAATTTTGTTTTTTCAAAATTTATTATAAATTATCTATTTCTAAAATCTCAACCATTTCGTACAAATACTCATCGTATAACTCTTCATATTTTTCATAATTAGGACAATTGTTTTCATAAACTTCATCTAAAATACCCCCAATTTCAGATTCAAATTCATCATATAATTTCAAACGTTCTTTTTTATTCAAATCTAAATTGTTTTCTATGATTTTTTCATAATCCGAAAAAATATATTCCATTTCACCATAATACCGATCACAATCATCTGTAGGATCCATAACCCTTTCATTTAAATAATTTCTTTTGGTTGCATTTCCATGCATATTTAAGATCCTTGATCTTTCTTCTTCTGAGATTATAAATTGTTTCATAATATACTTGTTTATAAATAAATACTTTGATTTTTTAAAACCGAGATTTTCCACATTTACGAACAAATAGATTTTTTATGTAGTTACCATAGTTGTCTTTAACAATGTCATATAAAATATTTATATTCAAATTGGATTTCTCCTCATTTGAGGTGTTGTGAAAAAAATCCCAATTTCGAGTAATGAACTCATCAATTGATCTATCTCTAACATTATCATAAAAATAATCTGGGCTACTATTTTTACACCACCAAGAATTGTTTTGATTTTTTTCATAACCATCTATCTGATCTTCAACAATATCAATAAATTGTTGTAATCTTCTAATAATATAAATTTGATTTTCAGAGATAATATATTTCATATAAGAATAAATACATTGGAAAACAAAAAAACCCCACTGATTAGGTGGGGTTAATCTAACGATTTTTTCTAAATATTTTATTTTTAATAACCTCTATGGAAACCTGTAAAACGACGTGTCATAGACCCCCCTAATATACCAGGTACCGAACCATAAGGTTCATTATTATTATCAACAATAATAAGTATTATTGATTCATCAGGATTTTCTTCATACATTCCTTCAGCATGTCTTAAAGCGGATCCTTTATGTTCAAAAGTTTTTTCATCCGTTTCTTCTGAAAACTCACTTATTGTGTCACTTTCAACCGATGGCGATTTATCGTAAATGTCTTTGGGCATCATAACAACACGATATTCTTTTTCATCCATTTCGTTTATAACACGTTTAACAAGTCTTGTCAAATCTCTTTCTGTTAATCTAATAATTTTTTTCATCGTTACATTTTATTAATAAATATTATTGGGGGTTTTTTAACATTCTTCTAACTTACTATTAATCATTTCATAATAAAATTCGATTACTTCGGAATAATGTTCCACTTCACCATCAGTTAATTCATTCTTACCGTACGTCATTATCATATTTTCTAACTTTTCTAACGCCGTTTTTGAACGTTTGAGGTCTTCACAATCTTTTGCCAATTTAACATTTTGAATAACAAATGATATTTCGTCTTTAACGTCGTCAACAAAACGGTTATAATTGTCAACATCCCAAAGATTTTCATCCTCATCTTCGTTTTCTTTAATCACTCGTTTAACGATACGAGCTAAATCTGATTCTGTAAGTCTTATAATTTTTTTCATATTAAACTATTTTATTATAAATATATCGATGGACACCTTTTTCTGAAGAGACCACTAAGTAAGTTATAATATAGATCATAAAAAAACCCGAAGGGTTCGGTCGGTCGATTTTTCCGACGAAGTCGGGGTCCGCGGTATCCGGCCCCACACATAAAGGAAGAAAAACAAAAAACCCCTCTTTAAAGGGGTTTATTTCCGTAATAAT